TAAAAAAGAATTTCCTAACCACACATTTACATTTACTCCCTTCCCTGGCGACTGTGGATTAAGTTATGGTGCTGCAGCATGGGGATGTGATGATGTAACTGTTCCAGAGAATCTTGCCTTCCTTGGTAAAGAATACACGGAACCTGTTACTGAAGATACTATCAAAGAAGTTGCAGAGTTATTGAATCAGGGAAAGATTGTTGCCTGGTTCCAAGGTAGGTCTGAGTTTGGTCCTAGAGCATTGGGATCTAGATCTATTCTTATGAGTCCTTGTGCTGCAAAGAATAAAAAGATTTTAAACGAACGAGTTAAACACAGGGAACCATGGAGACCTTTTGCTGGTGTTATCTTACGGGATCATCTGGATGACTTTGTTGAAGAGGGTGTGGATAACCCATATATGTTATTCTCTCAGTTTGTTAGACATGACAGACGACGTATGATCCCTGCGATTACACATGAAGATGGCACATGTAGACTGCAGACAGTTAGTGATGGACCTCTCGCTCAGTTGTTACAGGAGATGTGGAATCTATGTGGAGTACCTGTACTACTAAACACTTCATTTAATGATAATGGTATGCCAATTGTGGAGACTCCTGAAGATGCTGTAAAGGCTTATATGTCTATGGATATTGATGCTTTAGTCCTAGGAAATGAGTTGATTTACTAACAATTCACACTGGTGAAAATACCTAGATATAATAGGATTATTCCTAAGAGGCCCTGCTTATGCAACGCTTCAACGAGATCACACTAAACATCACAGTCGCAATCATTGATTTTTTATACAAAGGTCGTGACATTCAAAGGTTCTGGGTTCTGGAAGAAATTGCCAGAGCACCATACTTTTCTTTCTTAAGTGTTCTACACTTTAGAGAATCCATGGGACTGAGAGGTCCCGAACATCTGTACTTAATGGAGGAACATTTTAAACAGACAGTCAATGAAACAGAACACCTCGAAGAAATGGAGAGACGCGGGGGAAGTGCTTATTGGATTGATAGGTTCTTTGCTCGTCATCTGGTTCTGTTCTACTATTGGGTCAACGTGGTTTATTATTGGGTTGCTCCTCGCTCTGCTTACCACCTCTCCTACGAAGTAGAGATCCATGCAGCAGAAACTTATGCAAAGTATCTTGCTCTGAATGGTCATGATGATAAGATTCTTGAGATCTTGAACGATGAACTGGAACATTCAAGAGAACTACATAGTGCAATTGAGATGATCAAATGAGTGTATTGTTTGCATTTGCGTTTATTCTATTGTTAGTTTCTGGAATGCAGTTAACATGGCCAGGTAGATACCGAGGATAAAATGGATGACAAAGAAAAGGAGAAACAAAAAAGAATAGATCAAATAAGAAAACAGATTCATCCTCACGATGATGAACCTGATCCCACAGCATACATGGGGAACTATAACTTTCCTCAGATGTTATTTGCATTTTGCCTTGGTTTTTGTACAATGTTTGTATTAGCAGTGGACGAGATTAATAGTTTTAAGGGGTGTCCACTCCCCGAATATTTCCAAAGAGAAGTCAAAGGATGAAAGTAATTCTTTTATACATTCTAAGTTTTGCCAATTTTTGGTGGTTACCACTTGCAGGAATCTTTCTTGCATCTCTGGTCATTGAACAAGTTGTTCTACGATCTGAAACCGCCTCAGATAATGCCAAGATTGGCGCCATGCGATTTAGAAGGTTCGCATTTCAACAAAACATGTTTATCAATATCGTATGGTTGATCTGTTATACGATTTTGAACATTATGTTTACTCAACAGGCTCCATGGGATCCTTTGAGTGGTGACGGTATTCAGTGGCGTAATTGATGGATAATTGCATAGTAATTTTCGGTGCGACGGGAGATCTCTGTCGCCGTAAACTAATACCTTCTTTGTATGAACTCTGGCTGAGGAAACTTCTCCCCAGAAACTTTAAAATTATTGGTGCATCTCGAACTGTTCTCAAGAGATACGAATGGTTTGAGAAGATTGGGGAGTACCCTAAGGCATTTCAAGACTTGATGGACTATAAACCTGTTAATCTCAGTAGACCTGAGTCTTTAGGTGTTCTTAAATTTGATTGCAATACCACATACTTTCTTTCTGTACCACCAGAAAAGTATGCAGATGGAATTAAACATTTGAAGTCGGCTGGATGTCTAGATGACATTGATAAGTCTAGGGTGGTTATTGAGAAACCATTTGGACATGACTTGAAATCTGCTGAGAATCTTCAACAGGTAGTGTCTGAACATCTCCGTGAGAAACAGGTCTATCGTATTGATCATTATCTTGGCAAAGATACGGTCAATAATATACTTGCTACGAGATTCTCTAATACATTATTGGAACCTCTCTGGAACAGAAACTATGTGAGTGAGGTGCAGATCTTTGCGACCGAGACTATCGGATGTGAAGGTAGATCTCAATACTATGAAGGTGCTGGTGCAGTCCGTGATATGTTGCAGAATCATATGCTGCAAATACTTTCGTTGATTGCAATGGAACCACCTTGCAGAAATAGTGCAAGAGAAATTCGTAGAGAGAAAGTTAAAGTTCTTGCCGCTGCCAGACTTGGTGAAAAACTTACCTCTGGTCAGTATGTTGGGTACAGAGAAGAAGAAGGTGTTAAAGAGTCGTCACAGACTGCCACATACAGTGCTGGCGATATCTACATAGATAATTGGAGATGGAAGGGTGTTCCTTTCTACTTCTTGACAGGTAAGAAGATGCCTATGAGATGTGCTGAGGTTGTTATTAAATTGAAACAACCACCATTACATCTATTTCAGGGACATGATTACGAAGATAAAATTTATATTCGTATTCAACCAAATCCTTCACTCAATATTAGTATCGATATTAAATCGCCTGGTCTTGAGGACAAGGTACAAACGGCAGTCCTGTCGCATCAATATCCGACAGAGAATGCAAGTGATGGTTATGTCAAATTATTATATGACGCCATCCATGGAGATCAATCACACTTTGTTCACTCCGAAGAGGTTTTAGAATCTTGGAGGATTGTGGATGATCTTCTATGCCAGGGAGAGGCATGTAGAATAGACACGAAACCGTCCCCATACTTCTCAGGTGAGTGGGGACCAAAAGGGCATCAGTCAATTACAAAATGGGATTATCCAGGAGCTTAAAATGAGAGTCGGTATCATCGGACTAGGTAGAATGGGCGAGGGCATGTCTCGCCGCATGATGAAAGAAGGTATTGAAGTTTGGGGTTATCGCCGCAACTACCAAAAGGCCCAAGAGGCATATGAAAAGGGTTATGTTAGTGGAGTTACCACTGACATTCCATTACTTGTACAGGAGGTAAAGAAGGGAGGACTGGAGAATGGTATTTTTCAGTTGGTTGTCCCTGCAGAAAACGTAGAGGAGACGATCAATGAGTTACTACCATTACTTAGCAGTGGAGATATTATTATTGATCATGGCAATTCCAATTTTAAAGACAGTAGACGCAGGGCAAAATTCTTGGAAAACTTGGGTATCCAATTTATTGACTGCGGTACTAGCGGTGGTGTGTTTGGTTTGGAGCGTGGATACTGTCTTATGGTTGGTGGTTCAAGTGTGGCAGTATCTGTTTGTGCCCCCATTTTCAGGGCTCTTTCACCTGGCATGGGTGCAGCACCCAGAACAGATCCATACACAACATCAACTAGTGCAGAATATGGTTGGTTACATTGTGGACCACCAGGCGCAGGTCACTTCGTAAAGATGGTTCATAACGGAGTTGAATATGGAATCATGCAAGCTTATGCGGAAGGTTTTAACCTACTTCATGAGGCAAATGCAGGAAGAAGTTATGTGGTGGAAGGCGATGCCGAGGTCGCTCCCATGGAACACCCCGAAGATTATCAGTACGACATTGATACTACTGAGGTTGCTGAGCTTTGGCGTCGTGGTAGCGTTGTTGGTTCTTGGTTACTTGACCTTACCGCTGATGTATTACGCCACGATCATGACGATCTCAACAAGTTTGACGGGGGTGTTAGCGATAGTGGTGAAGGTCGTTGGACTCTTCATGCTGCTGTGGACCTCGGTGTTCCCACTCCTGTTATATCTGCTGCTCTCTTTGAACGATTTAATTCAAGAAAGTTAGGAAGATATGCAAACAAAATTCTAAATGGTATGCGTTACATGTTTGGTGGACATAATGTTCGATAAGTGGTAGGATAAAATCAGATGAAAAATAGATACATGAATCCTATTTCTTTTGTTCAGAATACTCGTGTTGTGTATTCAAAATGGCTACAAAAAAATGTAAAAGAAGTGGAGGTTCAATTCAAAGATGAAGAACCTGCATGGATCCCATACGAAACATTACTTGCAATTGAAGAGAGAATTAACGAGTGACAACACATGGATCACTTTACTTTTATTAGGGATAATGCCTTTACTAAAAAAGAATGTGAGAGACTTATAAAATTATTTCATATTAATCATGATAAGTTTACCCCTGGCGTTACTCAGGGGTCTTATGATGCAGACAAGTCACATAAAGATTCTACTGATTGGTGTAAGAATTTTAATGATGAAGATGCCTGTGATATGATTATTAAAGAAAAACTTTTAGAACTTACAGATGAGTACATAAAATTACATCCTGGCATTGCAAGAGCCGAAAAGTGGAGTTTATACAATGGATATAATGTCCAGATGTATCATCCAGGCGGAGGGTTTAAGGGATGGCATGCCGAACAAGGTGGATGGGACGACTATGGAATGAACGTATCAGGAACCAATAGGATGCTGGTATGGATGGTCTATCTGAATAGTGTACCTGATGGAGGTACAATGTTCATGGAACAAGATAGTATTATTGAAGCTAAAGAAGGACGGGTTGTAATATGGCCTGCCTTCTGGACACATACACATAAAAGTCAAATATCTCACACACAAAAGAAATACATTGCAACAGGATGGTATACCTATGAGTTACCTCCATTATAATTACTAACACTAACCGTAAACTATTATGCCCAAAGTAAAGAACGAACTACTTGATAGTATTAGTCAACACATCTTCTATACTCTAGGAAAACGTGTCGATACTGCAAGTACATATGATTTTTACATGGCACTTTGTTATGCTGTAAGAGATCGGATGATGGAACTTCATCTGAATCAGTTGAATAAGTCCGAGAATACAAAACAAGTTGCGTACTTGTCTGCAGAATTTTTGATTGGACCACAGTTAGGAAATAATCTTGTCAACCTTGGTATTCAAGAGGAAGCCAGACAAGCATTAGAGCAGTATGATCTTACCCTTGAGGAGGTTCTAGAGAAGTCAGAGGAACCTGGACTGGGTAATGGAGGTCTTGGTCGTCTGGCTGCATGTTATATGGAGTCTCTATCGACTCTAGAAGTGCCTGCTATTGGATATGGTATTAGATATAAATTTGGTATCTTTAAACAGGTCATTTCTGATAATCAACAGTATGAGGTTACTGATAACTGGTTGCATGGTGGATGGCCTTGGGAACTTGCCTACCCTGCTGACACTCGTAC